GCCTCGCTCCCTTTGAGGGTCGGCATCAGCTGCCGTCGCCACCGGCGCTGTATTCCTCGACCATGAACTCGACGCCGGAGCGCTGCCGGATGATCGCAGGACCCGCGATGATCTGCATGATCCGATCGCCCATCACGAACCGCATATTGCTCGTGATGTCGTCCCGAACCCGCATGCGGACCCGGGCTGGCCGGGTGGCAATATTGATGCCCTCGGCAATCTTCTCGCCACGGCTGGGCAGCATGTCTACGACGCTCGCCCAGACCTCGTCTTCGACCAACTCCCATCTGCCGGAGCCCGCACCGTCGAAGGCCTGATCGACAACGGGGCGCTCGATGCGGATAGTGTCGGAAAGCTCTCCGGCAGTAAGCTGGCTCATACAACGAACTTTCGCAGAGGCGCGATAAGCCAGGTGATTGCCAGCGGCATCTCAGTCGAGTTTTGCCCCGTCGCTTCGCGGTTGACGTACCATTGGGCGACAAGCAGCAACGTCGCCTGCGCAGCAACGTCGCGGTCGCGGTCTGTCATGCTAGAAACCCCGGAGGCAATATCCTGCCCGGTGGCGTTCTCAATCGCACGAACCGCAGCCGCGATGAGGATGTCGAGATAAGCGTCCTCACGGTCAGACGAACCTAGCCGTAGGTGCGTCTTCGCGTCGGCCCTGGTGACGAGCTCAGCCACGGGTGAGATCGCGCCCATCGCGCCCCTTCTTCACCGCGAGCCGCCAGCCCGTGTCAGGGCCGTCCGGCTTGTCGCCGGTATCCTTCTGCGCGATCCAGAGCGACCCGCCGAAGGTAACGGCGTCGCCCAGCGTATAGGCCTGGCCTTCCTTGAAGACGCCGCGGTCAATCACCGCCGGCACGGTGAGGTCGAAGGTCTTCACCTGCTCACCGCGGACGAATTTGAGAGTCGCTTGGCGCTCCCCGGTCTGCTCGATCGACATATCGTCGAAGCCCAGCCCAGGCTCGCCATTCTTTCCCTCGACACGACCGAGCTCACAGAGCTTGCCATCGCTCAGCGTCACCACCAGACCGCCGGTCCGGTCGATCATGGCACCGGCGAGGCCGACGCCGTCCTTTGCAACGGGCAGCGCGGCGACAGCACGCTCAATGGCCGATGCGATGATTGGCTCGACATCAGCGACTGTGACGCTCTTGCCATCGGCCGGGGTCGGCAGCGTCGCCACTGCAGATGCTACGGCCGCGGCTATGATCGGCTCGACGTCGGCAACCGTGACACTCTTTCCATCGACCGGCGCGGGCAGCGCGGCGAACGCAGCAGCAACCGCCGCCTTGACCGGTGGAATGACGTCGACCGGCGGGAGCGCAGCAACAGCACGCTCGGCCTCGGCAGTAATCAGCGGCTTCACGTCGTCCAGCGTGACGCTGACGCCATCCTTCGCTGGGGGCAGATCACCGACCGCGCGCGCAACTGCCGCGGCGATAAGGGGCTCGACGTCGGTGACGGTCACGCTCGTGCCGTCGCGCGGCTTGGGCAGGGCGGCGATCGCATCGCCGATCATGCGCCGAATGCTCGCCTCATCCGGCGACGCGTCCCGTGCCTCGACGATTGCAAGGCGGGCGAGCAGCGGGGTGGTCGCCTTGTCGACAGCCTCCTGCACGATCAGCGCCGTGGCCTGGGCAAGGGCTTTGGTATCAAGCATTGAGCGCCTCCCGCAGGTCTTTTTCGTAAAGTGCGATGGCCGCACGAGCCTGTGCCGCCTCTGCGGCAGGATCAGGGGCCGGAGACTCCGCCTCACCCTTGGCGAACGGGTCGGCGCGCGCGTCGCGCTTTGCCAGCGCCTCGAGGCTGTAGTTCTGTTCTTGCAGGTACGGTGTGTCGCCTCCAGCGATTGGCCCCAGGTCGAGCCGGCGCCGAGCCTCGTTGATCTTCTTGATTCCGGCCCCGGTGGCTAGCGCCTCGGCTTCGACCAGCGCCTTGGTGTCCATGCGCAGCAGGCCGTCGAGGTCAAACTCGGTCCCGATGCCCATGCCCTCGCCGATGCCGAGCCCCTCATCGAGGCATAGCTCGGCAGCCTCGATCAGCGATTGCAGCGCCTGGGTATAATATTCCAGGTTCAGGCTCTCGACGTTGCTGTTCGTCGGCAGGTCGCCGATTCCCAGCTTGTAGGGCGGCACATGGAACGTCGAGCAGACCACCTCGGCGGTCCACTTCAGCTGGTCGATCAGCTCCGCATCCTTGGCGGTGACGGCCATGTGCTCATATTTCAGGCCATCGCCGAGCACGGCCACGCGGCCAGAGTTCTTGCCGCCGTAATAGTCGTACCAGTTGGCCTTGAGCTCGTCGGAGGATTCTTTGCTGATTTTACCCGGCGCCGACAGTAGGCCGCCGGGGCGCGACTGGTTGCCGAAGAAGACCGCCGAATTGTCCTGGATGCGCAGACCCTGCGTCGCCGCGAGGCCGTTCGCATAGATTGGCGATACGCCGACCAGCGGGTGAAATAGGCAGTTAAACCGGTCGTGGATGATCTCGCGCGCCGGCACGACCATTGGGCCAGCGATCTCCGAAATATCGTCCTGCTGCAGCTCGTAGAAGATGCTGCCGTCGTCGGCGACTAGCGGCTTCACCCGATGAGGGTCGAGCACGTAGAGCGCGATCGTGACGTTGCGCGCGTCGCGGCGCTTGAGGGCATAGGTGTTGCCGCTGCTGAGCTTCGACAGGAACCACGATTCGAAGAACTGGATCCGGGTCTGGAAGCCGTTGGGCTTGCGCAGCACCGGCGAATAGGCGGGGCGGGTGGTTTCGGCCCAGATGCCATGCTCGTCCTGGCTGACCAGCTTGACGCGCAGCTTCGAGATGTCCGACGCGATGAGCGTCATGCACGAAAAGACGGCGTGGAAGGCCAGCACGGCGGTCTCGTTGACCTCGACGTTCTGCTGCCATGCGCCGCTGTAGCTTTCGCGAACGATCGGCATCCACGGCCCCGACGGCGTGCTAACGATGCGCGCCGCCTTCTCGCGAATGATGGGCAGGCCGCCTTCAGTTTCGGGTTCGGCATGCCCGCTGGTGATCTGCCGGGAGCGCCCGAACTCCCGGCCGAGGATCCGCATCAGGCGCTCGCGACCTTGGCGATCTCATCGAGCAGGCGCTTGTCGCCCCAGCGCATGCTGACGGTGATGCCCAGCTTGGCGGCCTTGTCACGCAGCTCATCGAGGGTCGGCGCCGTGGCGGACGGATCTGCCGACGCGTCAGCTGCGCGCGCCTTCTTGATCGCAATCAGGATGCGGGCGTCTTGGTTGCTCGCCTGGAACGGGTCGCCCGCCCGAAGCGCACGGGTCGCGTACCTCAGGTCGCGGGTCGCGATAAGGTCAGGCATAGGTGTCTCCTCAGTTGATCGGCGGGCAGGAATGCTGCCCGCCGATCCGTCTGGCTCGCTGGTGGATTACGAGCCGGCCGCTACCGGCTCGCCCCAGCGGACGCCGGTCAGGTACGCGACCGCGGTCGCGCGGCGACGACGCCAGTTGATGGTGCGCTCGGCGCGCAGGCCGACCAGGTTGTTCTGCCACAGCGACACCAGCTGCGTGCCGGTACCGGCGAGGCCGTCCTGTTGAAGGGCGCTGTCCTTCATCTCGAGCGACGCTTCGCGGCTCATGTCGACCGCGATATCGCCCTCGTCGGCCTCGTAGATGTCGGCCGCGTTGACCAGCGCAACGGTCTGGCCGGCATATTCCGACACGATGACCGGCAGGCCCTCGAAGGTACCGCCGAGCATGGTCATGCCGGCAAATTCCTTCTGCCCAAGGGCATTGCTCATCATCGACAGACCAAGGGCATTGGTCGCAGACATGATCCAGACGCCGGTCGTCAGCGAGTTGTTCGCCGCGATGAACGCCGCCATCGCTGCACGCGCGTCGGTGCGCACCGCATCAGCATCACGGCCCGACGATACCGCCGCGGTCGCGCCGTTGGTAACCGATGCCGGTCGAACGGTATCGACACCAGCGTTGGTCGGATCGATGAACGCGAGATCCTGCGTCTCGACCAGCGCAGCCTTGAGCGCGTCACGAACGATCGCTTCCGAACTCGGGTTCGAGCTGCGCACGTTCTCCTCGGTGAGGACGGCGATGTTGGCGACCTTCAGGCGGCCGAGCACGCTGCGCGTGAAGTCGAACGACGTCAGCGGCTTCGGCTTGCCCTCGCCGACCCAGTAGCCCTCGCCTCCGCCGGTCTGCAGGATGACCGGCTCATCGAAGCCAATCTTGCGCAGCGATGGGATGATGCCGGTGCCGAACTTGCCGAGGATCGTAGCGGGCCGGAGGAACTCGGCGAAGTCGACGAACGCGGCGCCCTCGGGGCTGTGCAGGGCCGCTGCCCAGCTGCCGGGCTGGTTCGAACCGGCCGCGACGGCTGCCTTGATGGTGCCGACGACGTCGCTGTCCGGACCGTACATGCGCTCGGCGATGGTCATCACGGGCTCGTTATCGAGGCGCGAGACGGCGCGGGCCTTGGCATAGCGCGCGAAGGCGATGCCGGGAGCGAGCTTGGGCTGCGCCTTGACCTGGGTCAGGCCGCCGCGCTGCGCGGCTGCGGCCGAGGGGTCGCGCACGTCCTCAATCGGCTTCGCCGTCTTGGCGATCGTGCGCTCGGCGGTGCGCAGGCGATCGAGGTGCTTGTCGATCGCGACGATGTCGGCGGAATGGCCGTCATATTCCTCCGACTGCGAAGCGTCGAGCGTGGCGCCATCGGTGGCGGCCTTGGTCATGATCGCGTCCATGGCACCGACGACCGAGGCGCGCTTCGCCTCATACGCGGTGATCTGTTCAGCAAATTTGGTCACTTCAAATCCTTCGAATGGTGTTGATGACGAATGGCTTCGCCCGGTCGCGGGCGGGGTCATCCAGCTTCACCACGCGAACCGATTTGCCGACCGCGGCAGGTTCTGGGTTGGCGGGAATCTCGGGGTCGGGAACGCCAGCTTGCTTGCGCAGGGCGGCGTCGATCGACTTGATCTGATTGATGATTGCATCGGCCTGCGCCGGAATGGTGACCGCAGACAGCTCGAAGACCTCGGTCTCGGTGTACCGAACGCCGCCGTTCTCCATGAACGAGTACTCGATCGGGCGGAATCCGATGGAGGTGGCCGTCACAAGACCGTATTTGATCTCGCCCCACGCCGTGTTGACGCGGTCCTGCAGCTCGCCCGGCTCCTCAATCTTGGGGATCTCGGCGCGAAACTTTATCCCGTCCTTCGTCGGCGTCTCGAACCAGACCTTGCCGATCACCTTGTCATGACGATGCTGATGCAGCAGCGGAATGGGGTTCGTGAACTTGACGCCCATGGGGTCGATGATGTCACCAACCCGGTCGACTGACGGCGTGGTGGCGATCCCACTGAACGTGCGCGCGTCGTCATCGAGCGCCTTGATACTGAGCACACTAAACGCACGGTTCTGCATGGGGCTGCCTTTCAAAGGAACATGACCTGGAGGCCGCTTCCGGACGCTTCGGGGTTGCGCGACATGAGCTGCACTGCGTTGAACAGCGCAATGAGTGGGTCGATCTTGGCCTTGCCGGCGATCTGCTTCGTGATGATCACCGCGTTGCCGCGCTGCTCGGCCTTTGCGTTGCCCACACACCAAGTCATCAGCGCCTGGTCGGCGTGAATCATGGTGCCGTCTTTCAGCTTCCGCTCAGAACCCCAGACTGCTCCGGAAAGCCGGAAGCCCTGACTGATCGCCAGCATCTGCTTCTCGGTGAAGCCGCGGCCGGAAAGCTCGTCGACGATCGCCGCAATCCCGGCCGGGTCGAGGCCGATCGCATATTCCTCGGGGAACAGGCCAGCATCCTTAACCCGCTCAAGTATGTCGGCGAGCTCGATCAGATCTTGCGTCGGGTTATCGCATTTCGTGACCGTACCCTCGGCAACG